ACTTGATAAGTTTTCAACAACACCAGATTATGATAAAAGAGTTATAAGAATGATTAAGAAAATAAGAAAGTTAGAGGAAAGTGAATGAATATATTTTACCTAGATAAAGATCCTGTTGTCGCTGCTCAAATGAGTTGTGATAAACACGTTGTCAAGATGATACTAGAGTCTGCTCAAATGTTATGTACTGTCAAGAGAGTATTAGATGGCACAGAATATACAGACCTTACAAAGAATGGTCGTAAGATAAAAAGATGGCGACTAAATAACTCTAACGAAGAAGCAATTATTTACAAAGCAGGTTGGTTAAAACACCCTAGTACACAATGGGTTATGAAATCTGCTTACAATTATATATGGTTATACAAACATATGATGGCATTAAATGATGAATATAAATTAAGATACAATCATACAAAAGACCATATGTGTATTCAAAAACTAGGTGAGTTATTAAAGACACCACCTTACAATGCACCTATTAATGTTAAAGGTACAGACGCTACACCAGCAATGCCTGATGAATGTAAAGTGCCAGGTGACGCTGTTGCTAGTTATCGTAAATATTATATAATGAAAAAGAATAGATTTGCTACTTGGAAAACAAATATACCTACATGGTATTCAGAAGGCATAGCAAATGCCAACTTATAATTTTCACAATACAAAAACGAATGAGAAATGGACTGAATATATGTCTATTTCTGAAATGGAAGAGTTTATTAAAAAGAAGCATATTAAATTATTAATGCCTACACAATTAAATATAGTATCAAGTGTAGGTAATGTAGATAGTAAAACTGATAGTGGTTGGAAAGATGTATTATCAAAGATTTCTGAAGCACATCCAAAGAGTAATTTAGCACAACAATACGGTAAAACCTCAGTAAAAGATACACAGGTAGACGCTGTAATTAAAAAACATAGAAGAAAGCGACAAGGGAAAGTATAAATATAGATATGGCAGACTTTGATTTTTTAGACGGATTTGACGCTGATGGTGATTGGGGTTTTACCTCGGTCAAGAGTAAACCAACAGAAACACAAAGCAAAGAAACACAGGAAGTTGTTAAACAGACAGCAGATGGTGTTGGGAAGGCTGTATCTAGCGAAATTATAAGCAGACTAGAAGGTAAACTAGATAAACTTACAAGATTAGTTGGCGATACAAAAGAAACAGTTGTTTCAAAAAATGAAACAGAATTAGAAATTGCTAAGAAGCAAATGGATGATGAGTACGATTTGAGAAAAGATAATCTTGGCAAAGAATATAAAGACAATTATAGAAAATTAGAAAAATTAATCATACCTCTTTTAATCAAACTTGCAAAATCACCAGAGGCCTATATTCATTGGCCTAATAGAGCAGAAGTTATTGAAGCACAATTAAAGAAAATTGTTGCTATTACTCGTGGCAAATAATCATACAAAGGATATCAAATGAAATTAAGTAAGAATTTTAGTCTTAAAGAAATGACGGCTAGTCAGACGGCTGAACGTAAAGGAATTAATAATAATCCTAATGACGATCAGATTACAGCGTTGCAGAAACTATGTGAAAACATACTACAACCTGTTCGAGATCACTATGCTACACCTGTGACAGTATCAAGTGGGTTTAGAAGTGAAGAATTATGTGTTGCAATAGGGTCATCTGTAAACTCACAGCACGCTAAAGGCCAGGCTGCGGACTTTGAAATATTTGGAACGCCGAATGCTGAATTAGCAAAATGGATTGTAGAGAATTTAGATTTTGACCAGCTAATATTAGAGTATCACAAAGTTGAAGAACCTAATAGCGGTTGGATTCATTGCTCATACAAGAGTCCTACTGATAACAGAAAACAAACATTAAGAGCATTCCGAAACGATCAAGGTAAAACTCAATATGTAGAGTACAAACCTGACTGAGCGCTTGGCATAGTTAGTCAAGAAGATCAAAACGATATGTTAATGCTTTACAGAAGCACATAAATGTGATATAATTATATTATGAATCCATTACACGAATATTTTAAAAAGAATTATGAGATAAAGAATTTTACTCATATTACTTTACCCAAAAAACCAGTAGAATTAACAACTGAAACTGTAAAAGGTAAAAGATTTTATGTTTTACCTGACGGTCAAAAGTATCCTTCAATCACAACTGTGCTATCGGAAAGAGGCAATGAAGGTATAACCAAATGGCGTGAGTCAGTAGGTGAACAAGCCGCAAATACTATTATGAGAAATGCTGCTAAAAGAGGTACTGCTGTACACACTTTAACAGAAGACTATCTTAATAATAAAGAACTATCAAAGCAAGATGTTTTACCAACAGCGCTATTTAGCATACTAAAAACTGAATTAGATAATATAAATAATATTGTTATGCAGGAAGAAAACCTGTGTAGTCACAAATGGGGCGTTGCAGGTCGTGTGGATTGTATTGCAGAATTTAATGGTAAACTTTCAGTAATAGATTTTAAAACCTCAACGAAAGATAAAAAGGAAGAGTGGGTAGAGAACTACTTTATACAGACTTCTGCTTATTGTGAAATGTACGAAGAACAGTACGGACAACCTATCGACCAGATAGTTATATTAATAGTAACCGAAGAAGGTGCGACTCAAACTTTCATTAAAAATAAAAAGGATTATTTACCTCTTCTCAAGCCCGCCATAGAGGAGTTTCATAGAAAGTTTAAAGGAAATGAAAAACAAAATACTAGATAATTTACCAATGATATGGATACTATTGGTATTTTTATTGGGAATATTGTTGTCGGCCAATCAGGCTAAAGCAGGTCCAGAAGGTATGTCACAATACCCTTGGGTTCCAATGTCAGTACCAATGTGGTGTGGTCCAGTTGAAGAAGTTAATACAGTATTAAAGAACGAAGGATATGTTGCAGTAGAAGTAGCATTTGGTAGAGTAGGTGCTATGCCAACTGGCGAAGTTGCTTATGCGGTTACAACCTATGCTTCAGAAGATACACCAGGACATATTGTAAGAACGATAGAAACACCAGAACAAGTTGATAAATGTATAATGAATATGCTATTTGATTACAAAGCGGTGCCGTATCAACCAAGTAAAAATTTATAGAATTAATTGTTGATGAGGTTACAATAACTACACAGGACCTGGGTGCAATACCCAGCCACTCCACCATTATAACAATGAAATTATAGGGGTGGAACTAGGCTCGACTGGTAGGTAAAACACTTCGGAGATTAATCGGTCAAAGACACCGTAAAGTCTTATAAATGCTAACTCACAAGGTTACGCTTTAGCAGCTTAATACTGCTTGGGGTAATGGCAACTAGGCCTCGCAACAGAAACTAGTTGCCCTACCAACTGCTTGACTTTTAGTGATGAATAATGTATAATAGATGTAATAATGATTGAAACACCAAATAAATTTGCGTTAATCATAGAGAATATGGTTAAAGAAAAAAAGATTAGTTATATAGACGCAATTTTAGAGTATTGTAAAGACAATGAGATTGATCCTAGCAATACAAAATCAATGATTAATAAAAACTTAAAAGAAAAGATAGCATATGAAGCACAAAATCTTAATATGTTAAAAGAAAAGGTAGCAAAACTACCATTATAATATGAGGAAAATAAATGTTTGACGATAAAATTAATATGCAAGTACCCCATGTACATTTTAGAGTAAGATCATTGGGCGAATGGACAGACACTAATACAGATACTTACTTCAAAGATAAAAGAGTTATAGTATTTTCCTTACCAGGTGCTTTCACACCAACTTGTTCAAATCAACAACTACCAGGCTATGAATTAAAAGCAGATGTTTTTAAAGAACATGGCATAGATGAAATTTATTGTATGTCAGTAAATGATTCTTTTGTTATGAATGCTTGGGCAGCAGATCAAAAATTAGAAAATGTAAAGGTCATACCTGATGGTAATGGTCAGTTTACACAGGAGATGGGAATGCTTTGTCAAAAAAGAGATAAGTGTTTTGGTCAAAGATCATGGAGATATGCTATGATAGTAAACAATGGCGTGATTGAGCAAATGTTTGTAGAACCAGGTAAGACAGATGATACACCAGAAGACCCTTACGGAATGTCTTCACCAGAAAATGTATTGAAGTATTTACAATCTACA